TCGGAGGATACCTTCCTCCCGCCAAATATCCTCCGGCTCCTGATCCGATATGTTCGAAGACGTCAAGACAGACAAGGATCTCCACGACTGGGCCGTTCGCCTAGCCGACGACGGGGCGGAACTGAGACGCGCATGGGAGGGCGTCTGGTGGGAGAATATCGCCACGTTCGCTGGTGACTTGTGGGTCGAGTGGGATCCACACAGACGTAGACTGACCGAGCCGATCAAGAAGCCTCGGCACAAGGTCCGTCTACCCATCAATCTTGCTCAACCTGTGACCCGAACTGAACGGGCCAAAATCCTGAAGAACCGACCACAGGTTGATGTTCTCGCTCGATCAGGAGAGAAGCATGATTTGGACTCTGCTGAAGTTGGCGATAAGGTTCTTAACAACTACATCGAGCGTGAGTTCTACATGCCTCGAGTCCGTCGCCGAACGGTGGATTGGGCTCTGCTCACAGGGTTGGGAGGAATATTCGTCGATTGGGACGAGAAGGCCGCCGGAGGGGTAGAGTTTCTCGTCGATCCCGAGGGGAACCCCGTTGTAGATCCGCGGGTAATCAAGGCCTTCAAGGAGTACTACCGCAAGCAGAAGAAGGCTCCTAAGACCAAGACCTTCCCGTTGGGCGATTTGCGGATGGTGCCGCTGAGCCCCTTCCAGCTCATCTACGACTTCTCGACTGTGTTCTTCGAGGAGGCTTGGTGGTGCATCGTCACCGAGGTCATGGACGTAGATCAGGTGTACCGTCGGTGGGAGACTGAAGTTGATGATGATCCGAATGCTCGGCCCGGGACTATCGAGTCGCGGTTCCTTGAGAAGTACGATCTGACGGGGCAACTTCAGATCAAACCCAGTAAGGTCCAGAAGTTGACGAAGGTTCACCGACTCTTCGTCAAGCCTGGACATCCCTACTTCCCCGGCGGCGCGCATCTCGTCTACACGAAGGACAAGCTCATCAAGAAGGAAGGGTTCCCGTTCCTGCATGGTGAACTTCCTGTGAGCGTGATGGGCCACATCCCCTTCCCAGTAGCTCAGTACGCCATGTCCGTGTTGCAGCAGCTCCGTGGGCCCGTGCTTGAACTCTCCAAGACTGAGTCTCAGCTCATGGATAACCGCAATCTCATGGGTAACCCGCCCTGGCGAGTGGCGAAACAGAGCAAACTCGAGAAGGAGATCCAGAATAGACCAGGGATGAGGATCGTTTACACGCACGTTCCGAACGTACCTCCGCCCGAACCCATCCCGATGCCCGAGGTGCCAGGCTACATTCAGAACCTAATCCCCATGCTCAAGGAGCATATCCTCGAGATTGCGGGGCAGGGCGAAACATCTCAGGGCCGAGTTCCGCCGGGAGCGCGCTCGGGCGTGGCGATTGCCTATCTTCAGGAAGAGGACGATACCCGTATCGGTCCGACCATCCAGGAGTTTGAGGAGATGATCGAACGGGTCGCCTGGCAGCAGCTTCAGATTGTGGCTGAGAAGTACGACGTCCCGCGCACCGTCCGTATCTTCAAGCGCCATGGCGATGTGGAGGTCTTTGACTTCCAGGGCGATATGCTTGCGGGCATCGGCGGCGTAGTGTGCCAGGCGGGTTCTGCGCTCCCTCGCTCGAAGGCAGCGAAGCAACAGTTCATCCTCGATTTGTGGGACCGCAAGCTTGAGCAGGATCCGCGTCGAGTCCTGGAGTATCTCGAAATGGGTGAAGGGCAACCCATGGACTTCGAGATTGACATGGATCAGGCGGAGCGCGAGAATCGCAAGATGCTGCAGGGCGAGGAGGTGGATGTCCAGGGATGGTACAACCATGAGGCTCATCACTACATCCACCGCCAGTTCATGAAGTCTGCTGACTTCGAGGAACTTCCGGAGAACATCAAGGAGATCTTCCGCCAACACGACGAGCTGCACGACCAGTGGCAACAGTACTCACAGCAGATGCAGCAGTTCAACGCTGCACCGCCGGGACAAAACGGGGCGGGCCCAGGACCACTACCGCCTGGTACCCCCGCACCCCCCGGCGCCGAGCAACCGCCGCCTGGGCAGGAGGCGCCCGGACAAGCGGCTAATGGCATGAACGTTCCAAGTGGTCCATCTGGACCGTTCACCGCTACCCAAACGCCCAGATCCTTAGTGGATAACGGGCCGCAGTGATATGATGGGCCAGTTCGACCGAACGGAGGTTAGCTGAATGGCTGACGAAACCGCAGCTGCTGAGGAGCCCAAGCTCTCTGAGGAAGAGTTCGCAGCTCAGCAGAGGCTGGAGGCAGAAGCTCAGGGCGGCGGTGCCGTCCCCGAGCGGCGGCCTCAAGCGTCGACTGTAGTCGACCCCGGTCCAGACAACTGGATCGCCAAGCAGTTGGCCGAGGCGAAGGAGGAGGGAGAACTCCCCGACGACTCAGCCATGGGTCCTGAGGCCTACGAAAGGGCTGCTTCGGATAAGCAGGCTAAGGCGGCCGCCAAGGACTCACAGACCGATTCCCTCTTGGAGGGCACTCGTGTCAAGATCATCGACGGGCCCCACGCGGGTCGCGTCGGTCCCATCATCCGACGGGAGTTCGATAGCTTCGAGGAGCAGTTGAAGGCCGCCTCCGGTGTTCCGGCTGTGGCCCGCTTCGCGAAGGTCTCGAGCGTCACGATCCGGACTCGCGATGCGCGGCAAGACCTCGTCACCGTGACTCCCGATCAGGTCGAGCCCATCTCGGCTCCCGACTACGCCGTATTCTCCACCTGATGGCGAAGAGCGAATCAGGCATCCTGAGTCGTCTTCGCAAGGATCTCGAGGATTACCTCGCCCTCGGATCCGATACCCCCGTGGCTCCGGAAGCGCAGAATCTTCTGGATGCTCTTTCAGGGGGAGGTGGAGGTAAAGCTCCGGCAGGTGCCGGTCCCACACTGGGTGCTGCAGAACCCAAGGGGCCCGTAACACCGGAGCCCGCAGGAGGAGGAGGCGTAGGACTGATGGGAGCAGCGGCTGGTGGTCCCCCTCCAGGGCCGCCGCCAGGAGGCTTCCGCACTTTCGGGGCTGCTCGCGCTGGAGCGATGAGCGACCTCACGAGCGCTGGTGGTCTCGCAAATCTCGCAAATCTCCGACGAAGGAGGGGCGCAGCACTGCCTCCTCCGTAGGAAGGACCGCATGTCTACACCCGCCGCCACACCCCCCGCCCAAGGGGCACAGGGTACAGGGGCGCCTCCCGCAAGGGGCGCTGCCCAAGGCCAGCCCACAGGCAGAGATCAGGGCAAGGGCGCGTTCAACTGGGGAATGTTCCCGAATATCCCGGAGCAGCACCGAGTTCTCTTGGAGCCGCATCTTCGGGAGGTTCAGGCGCACATCACCAAGCTGGAGCAGCAACACGCTCCGTTCAAGACCTTCGCCGATGCGGGCTTCACGCCCGAGCAGACGACAGGGCTTCTGCAGTTCGCCCAGGCCTTCGACAACAACCCTTTGGGGATGTGGTTGCGACTTGGCATCGAGCTGCAGAATTCGGGGCAGATCGACGGTGACCTCGACCTCGAACAGGTGCAAGCCGTAGCTCTTGGTCAACAGGGTCCCGGTGACATAGGTGACTCAGAAGAAATGGAGTTTGAGAGTCAAGATCCCCTCGCTGAACTCTCTCAGAGGCTCGACGCCTTTGAGCAACGGGATCAGGATCGGGAAACAACTCGAAGACAACAGACTGAGGACCAGCTTCTCCAGCGTCAGCTCGTCTCCATGCAGGAGACGCTGAAGGAAGCCGGACTCGAGGATGTCTCCGACGAGGAACTCATTGCTAGGATCATCACCGCAAATGGCGATCCTGACAAGGCGGTCCAGAGTCTCGTCGGATTCAGAGACTCCGTCGTGAAGGGCTTCACCGAACGCAAATCCGGAGAACCAAATCCGCTGGAGATGCCGAAGGGTAGTCCGCAGGCCCCGAAGAAGCCGGAAACTCGCCCTGGCGATCCTTTCCGTGAGGCTACTATCGCGGCACAGCAGGCACTTGAGGCAAGGAACGCGGCAGCGGTTCAAGAATAGGAGCCCATTAGGTGCCTCAGACAACGACCAACGCCGACGCGATTCTCAAGGACTACTACTTGGGACCCGTCCGCGAGCAGCTAAACCAGAGGTGCATCCTCCTCTGGGGTCCTGATTCTGAGGAGGGAGAAGGTCAAGGACGCGGCGCTACTTCCAACTCCGTTGGCGACACCGTCTCATGGCGGGGTCTGTCGAAGGAGTCGGAGGGTGTCGAGTTCGCAGGCCGCCAGTGGGTCATGCCCGCCCATACGCAGCGCAACGAGGGTGTGGGTGCCATCGCGGAAGGTGGTACTCTCCCTGTGGCTGGACAGCAGGGATGGGTGGACCTCAAGGACTCCCTCAAGCACAATACTGGCACCATCCGAATCACCCGCTATGCGATCCGCTTGTCGGAGCGCTCGCCGGGTGCATTCCTCCGTCTGTTGGAGGCGGAGACCAAGGGTCTGGTCAAGGACATTCGCAAGGATGTCAACCGCCAGGCCTGGGGCAACCAGACCGGTGCTCTTGCCGCAGTCACGGCAGATGGCGCGAACACCGTCACGGTTGACACGGTCCAGTATCTCAGGGTCGGGATGTTCATCGACCTCGTGGACAGCACGAACGACACGGTCCTGGCGTCCAACCGCCAGATCCAGTCGATCAACGCTTCCACGAAGGTTGTGACGTACACC